ATTGCTACTCCAAGTAATGCAAGACCTCCAACACCCTTCATTGCTCCCATAGCAAGACCGCCTAATCCTGCCATACCAGCTAAACCTAGTTTTCCAAGACCACCACCGCCTCCACTACCACCAGCGACTGCTGGACTAGCAGAAGTGTTTGCCGCAGCCGCTAGGGCTGACGCTTGTTCGTCTGCTTGGGATTGCGCTAGATTTCTTCTTCTCTCTGCCGCTCTGAGTTCATTAGTCTGTAAGTTAAAGGTATCTGTTAATAGTCTAGTTTGATTTCTAAGGGAATCACGCATAGAATGTAACGCTGGAGTAATTTGATCCAGCGTCTCTTTAGATAGATTTACTACTTGTGGTTTCCTAGCCATCTTACTTTACCTTATTTACCAATAGCTTCTTTTGCATAGAATGCCGCTACGATAGCCGCAACTGATACAAAGTATGTGGGTGCAATGTCGCCTAAAATTTTACCAGCATTATCAAGTCCTACTAGTGATGCAATTACCACAGCAAAGGGGTATAACAGCATACCGAACAATGCAAACCATGCCATGTTTCGTTGTGCATCCTGCTTCTTATCTTCATTCTCAAGCATAATCATACGTTCTTGCATATCTAATTCAGCATCAGTGATGATGCCATCTCCGTCCATGTCTGCTGATTCTAATTTAGAACCGGTTTGTAATTTCTTTGCCATGTTAGCTCCTAGCTATGTTTATTGTTTAGTTGATTCTATAAATTCAATTAACATATCCATATACAAGTCACGTTCATAAGGCATTAAGTTTTCTATATCCCTTATGCTATATTTATGATGTTGAGCCAATGAAAACACATTTTTGTAGTATGCCATAAGATTATTATGGCTCAACATTATGTAAAAAAAGAGTCCATACCCTCCACTACAAATTGTTTCTTCTTGCCTTTATTGTCTTTATAGTCAATCGTGTGTTTTAGTTTAGGCATAGTTACGTAGAACTTTTGAATATCTTCTACTACTGAACTAGTGAATCCATCCACAAAATCTGAAACCTCTTCATCGGAAAAGTCTGATAACTTAAACACTTCATCAGATGATTCATCTACTAGAGTATCGATACACGAAATCATTGTAGTGAACATTTGCTCTGTAGAACCTTCTTCTGTATTCTGCATCTGCCTAACTTCTTCTAAGCTAGGGTATCGCATCATCATGTAGTACTGATCGTTAATATTGATCTTTTTAGTGTGTTCATCGTTAAACTGAACTTTGACTTCATTTATATCGATTACTGTATCGATTTTTTCTCCTGTATCTTCATCTTCGAATCCAAATGCAATCTCGTTATTAACAGACTTTGCTCTAATGTTTAAGATGATATATTCTAAATCAAACACTGATAATGTATCCACGCCAATCTCTGGCATGCAGTTGTTGATTACTTGTTTGATTGATAAGATGATCTGATCCATGTCTTTTGATTCTTGTGCAATCAGAAGAATTTTTTCCTCTTTAACAGTAAAGGGTCTGTATTTCGCCTTTTTGCCCGTTGACGGGATCTCAAGTTCAAATAGTGGTTGATCAATTTTTGGTAATGCCATGTTATACTCCTATTGTATAGTAATAATTAAAAAGATTTTAAAATAGTAGATACATTCGTGACTTGGTTAATTGCGTCTTGAATGCCTCTAGGTCGTCTCAATCCTCGAATCGCTTGTGTAAATGTATTTATAGATGATAGATAAGAGAGTAGTCCATTTCCACCACTCAATCCTCCTACTACATTACCTGACTTAGCGCCAGTTACTTGTAGTTCATCGTATGTAAATCCTACGGGTAATGTCATAATCTCGCCTTGTGATTCCCAAGCTTCAGTGATGTTACCCACTTGAATTGGATATGCTCCTGACATTTTGTACGTGTATGTAATGCTTTCTGATTGAAAAGAGTACACTATAATCTCTATAGTAGTCGCATAGTCTATTTTATACCCCATTTCGTGAGGTAACATTCCGTCTACTTCAGATATAGGACCAGAAGATGTATCATAGTTAACAATCTTCTGCATCCATCTGTGAAAGAATTTTAGAATAGCAAAGTTACTGTCAACCATAAACACTGTGGGCAAAATAGGAAACTGTATAGACTGAGGTCGTCTAGTGATGGCGCCAAATGCTTGCTTCTGTACATCAACTGTCTGAGCGTCTAATTCTGGTAAAGTTACGCTTCTACAAAAGAATTCTAGTTCCCTTGCCAGATTGAGTTCTACTGCGTTATCTTCGTCAGTGTTTCCGTCAGCGATACCTGTAAATCCAGGTGGTGGAACAATACGCACAAGAAACAGGTTAGTCTGTGCTAATCCGTGCTTATTGACTTGTGCTGAGAAATCATTAATGTTGAATGCCATGTTGTTATCCTATGTTTCTTCTGGTGTCTGCCCAGACTTGAGTTTTAGATGCTCCCTGGAATCTCTCTAATGGTAAGAATAGAGCAACGTCCCATTCAGAAGGGTATATGTACATAAATCGACTTCTGAGTTGTGATGTTAGATATCTTTTAACACAAGGTTTGAAGCCCTTATATTTAGCCGCATTGTCTAGTAGTTTATAACTAAGTTTAAGTCGAGTAGACTCATCAAATCTAGAATTGGTCGCTGTATCGTATAGTGCGTCCATGAGTTTAGCACGTAAAGGTAGAGGTAAATAGTGCATGTTCAGTCCGTAGAACCCACCGGCGACTTTCTTAAATGGAAATACAAGTGGAAATCTATCGAAATATGGTAGAGTTTCTTTATGCTTCGCATCATAGTAATACATATACATCTGACCAACCATAGGTCGTGCAGTTAATCTTTCAGCATCACCCTTCATGAGTTTACTGTCGTTCACTCTTCGATATTCTTTAGCAGTGCTACGATACCATTCACGTGCTTTAGCAGTACGTGCAGGTACTTGTCCTGTTCGAACACCTTTAGTTAGAATTTCGTCAAAGAGAGTTGCCATTAGAGTACTACTACACCTTCTTCGATTAGACGTTCACGATTTCTCATATGTGCCGCATCAACTTCTTCTTTACTACCACCAAAATATGGTACAGCATGACCGTCTTCGATCATAATTTCAGTTAAACGCTTGATACTACCATCGTCTTGATCTAGTAAGAAGTCACCTAAGATACGACCAAACTTACCTTTAGCATCTTCGCCACTCTTGTCTACTTCAGTCTTAAGTATCTGAATAGATCCAATTGGTAGCATATCTTTTACGTGTGACTTAGCGGCAAGACCAAACTTCTTCTCTACTTTATCTCTTGTTCTTGATTCGGGGGTGTCAATACCCATGACTCGTACTCGCTCACGGTGAAGCCAAACTCCAAATCCTAAATCGATATCAACATCTACTGTGTCACCATCGACTACTCTTAATACTTTACATTTATATTCATACATGTTACTTTATCCCTAAATGATCTTCGTGCATTATTTGAAACTTCCAGCCTCTATCTAAACAGAATTCACGGGCAGCATCCCACTTTGCTTGATTTATTCCCCATGTCTTTACTTCGTTGATATATCTCTTAGTTGGCTTAGTCCCATTCTTTTTTATCATAGGAGGTACAGTCTGATACTTAGGCTTTACCTCAATTAATATTTTATCTTTCTTCTTATCTTTATTTATCTGTTCCACATAGAAGTCTGGAAAGTATCTGTGTAATCTCCCATCAATCGGACTCTTATACGGTATAACAACCTCTTCGCTTGACCACTTCATGACATGCGGGTGTCTGTCTAAATAAGACATAAGCTTCAATTCCCAATGACTCCGATAAATGATATTTAAAGGATCACCCAGATATTTTGAAGGGTTTCTTGGTCGAAATTTTCCCTGATAAGCCATGTGAACTCATATAAATAGTTGTAATTAGTCTAACATAGTATTTATACAAGGTAATTAAATCAGATGAGTGACAAGACAATCAAGCCAGCAGCCGCTGTTGCCGAACAAAGAAAGCAGAACTTAAATAATAATTTAGGTTTATACTTTCCTCACGACATTGGTCATCATGCCATGATACTTAATTTTAAGAATTATAGATATGGCGGTAGTACTCACATGCAAGAGGTCAGTAATGACAGCAT